CACCGATCATGAAGTAAACAACGTTCTTCTGTTCTTCCGTCATGGCGTCGAAGACGTCCTTAACGGTCTTTTCGCCATCGGCGTGCTGGAGGGTTTCAGTCATTTCGTCTTCTCCTTGGGATTCTGCGTGGGCAATAGCGCCGCCGATGAGATCACGGACGACAGCTTCCTGCTCTTCTGTAAGGGATTCAAAAACACTCTGAACAAGACCTGCGTCGAGGTTGCTTTCTTCAGAATGCTCGAGGGCCTCGCCAAGGAGATCGTAAACGACCGCCTTCTGGTCCTCATTGAGGGTTTCGAGAACTTCCTGGTTGGTCAGCTCTTCCTGGTGTTCAACAACAGGTTCGGTAGCTGCAGGTTCTTCAGCCGACTGCGTCTGGGCAGCGGGCTCCTGTTCCTGGGCGTTCTCTTCTTCATCCGAGTGCTCAAGAGTGAGCCCCGTGGTAATGATGACTTCGTCTTCCAGTGCATCCAGGGAACCATCCCCATGCATCAGGTTAACGTTGTCGATCTTGGCGCCCGGATTAGCCCCCGAGAGGACCAGGCTGACCTCCTTGATATCACCATGGAGGACATTTTTACCCTGCTGGGTAAGATTGTTGGCGTAGATTGACAGCATGGTGATGTCACCGTGCTTAACCGCAATCTTCGCAGTCTGTGCCTTCTCCGAAGAGTTGAAGTAGGCGTGTGCGTACACACCATCTTCGCGGTTCTCCAGAATAGCGTGCCCCAGAATATTCTCAGGCTCGTTGTGAAGGTGCTGCCATACAAGAGGAACTCGCATGGTGTCGTTGTGCTTAAACGCCCCAGCCATGATCGTACGACCATCGGAGCACTTAAGACCGTTCTTTGTGGCGTAGCCACTAAAGTCAGGCTTAGCTGCCATTTTGAAGTTCTCCTTCCGTTTCAGTCGTTTGCTTTTTCTTTCTTGGCTTCTTAGCCGCAGGCGCCTTCTTAGGCTTGGGAGCCTTCTTCGCCTTAGGTGCCGCTCCAGGTAGCTGAGTCTTAATGTTCTGATACTCAGTTTCTTTAGCCGCTTCGTACTTATCTACGATCTGCTTCTTAGCTGATTCGTAAGCATTTCGGGCATCAGCCACCGCAGTCTTGAGTTCGTTTCCGATTTTAATGCGCTCTTCACGAGATTGAGCTCTTGCTTCTTCCGAAGATTTAGCCGCCGCTTCACGCTTTAGTGCGTATTCCTCATTGACTGCTTTCTGCTTTTCCCGAGCAACCTTCTCGGCTTTTTGAACTTCACCGTTATACTTATTGATACGCCGAGCATTCTGACCCTGCAGGTATTGTCTAACTTTAGGGCTGGCGTTCTCGGGTATCGGGATAAGATCCGGGACCGGAATCACTTCCGCTTCGACCTTTGGCGTTTGTCCCACTTTCAACGAGTCCAAGAGGCCTTTAAGCTTCTCCTGGAGTCGGGTCCGTGTTTCTTCGGCTTTGTTTCGAAGTTCTTCAAGTCGAGCTTTTTGCTCTTCGGCTTTACTTTTCAGTTCGGCTTTTCTACGTTCGCCGATCTGGTTCTTAGTGTAAGACCAAGCATTTCGTTGAGTCTCACTCATACCCTTGGTGGATTGTCTACCCTTAAGCTCACGATTCTTAAGATAGTACTCGTGGGCCTTTGCCGGATCGTAATACTCCGAAGCGTAATGCATGAGAACATCGCCGATTGGTGTGTCCCCGCGATGAGCTAAAAACTCCTCAACATCAAAGGCCATAGTTTACCCCTCAGTACCAGCGTCAGAAATTATCTGATCGATGGTTCCTTCCAAGGAGGAAAATACGTCTTCCATGATTTTGTCTTGCTCATCCATGGGGTCTACTGGTGGTTCAGCATTAGGATCGGCGTTTGGGTCAGCAGTTGGATCAACCGCGTCACTTTGCGCCGGAGTTCCCTCAGTATCCTGAATCGGCATATTTGAGTTTCGAAGCTCATCAGCCTTAGGGTTGTTAGAAGGCCTAAGGCCCATACCAGCACGGATTTCGTTAGCCGTAAGAATCTCATTGCGAGCAAACTTATCAGCAATATCCGCCATAGAGCTAATAGCCACAAGCTTAAACGGATCACGATATGCTTCAATCGACTGGCCTTGCGACCGCGCCGTTTTAGTCAAGAAGGATCGCTTCATAGCCATAGTGATAGCTGCCAGAATAGGCTCAATGGTTCGGTTATGGTAGTTCAGCATTACCTGTTCACTAGCCGTGCCATTGAATACGTCTTCTGTGAGACCAAGCTGTCCATACAACATGTTTGTCAGGTACTCGACCTGCTTAAGCATGTTGTTTTCAGCAGGGCGGTTCAACTGAGTAATACGCTCAGTACCATCAGTGTAGGCAACGCCATACTTCGAACCACTAAGCTGCATCTCAAGATCAGCACGACGAGACTCTGCTTGTTCCCTTCGAGCTTCCGACTTAATGACATATGGGAGCTGAATGATAACATCAAGCTTTCCAGAACCAACCTGCTCATCAATTGAGTCGAGTAGGCCGAGTTTCCGAATCAAACGCTGAAGTGTTGAGCTAGGCTCATTCATCACCGAATAAAGAGGATTCTCGACAATAGCTACGGATCTCTTCGACATGTGCAGATCTTCTTTTTGACCTGTGTCCTCATTGTAGACGGATACTGTCACATGTTTTGGGTGCCACTGAACAATTTCACCAACGCGCATGTCTTTAACATCCCAACTAGCAGATACCGCCGGATTAATGGTGGTATTGATTGGGACGAGCGCGATGGTTCCTTTCTCAAAGAGCGTCATCACTGCATCTTGAATGAAGTGTCGTGCTGACTGGTCCAGGTTTGCCTCAAGCGTCAAGCATTGGTTCAAATAGCTGTTCACACTTTCAATGAACCTACCATTTTGATCAACCTTAACGTGTTGGATTGGAATCGAGGCAACATCGATAGCGAGACGGTTGTAGATTGTGTTAACAATCGACTTGTCATTTGCGATGCTGCTTCGGAATCGGTCTGGACGAGTAGAGTACCCCATAGAGCCAAAGCGCCCCGGTTTTGGTTGATACTGCTTCTCTTCCTCGACAGCATTAAACGCATTCCAAGCATGTGCTAGTCTATCTGTCATCTTCCCCATAAGTCACCTCCTTTCCTGGTCGTTTACTCATCGGTACGTCAGTTGTAGTTTCGAATCTGATCGAAGATGTCTCCGGCTTGTTTCCGAAACTTGGGGTCGTTGATTAGCGTCTTGCCTTTATCAATAAGCATCTTATCGATGCCTTTCTTATGGGCGTAAACCGCACCACCAACAAGAAGCGCAGCAGTCACATTTGCGTACTGCGAATTACCATTAAGGATATGATGCACACCCTTAACGGTCTTCTTAGTATTGGCTACCGTGTCTGTTCGCTTTCGCTGACCCCTGGCCTTAGCGCCTGCTTTCGCCATGTCTTGATCAGCGAGGCTCTTATCGAAGGCTTGTTTGTAAGCCGGATCGTTACTTCGCTGCTTGACTTGTGCGTTGATTTGACGCCGACGAATACCCGCGCCTTCACCGTAGTACATTTTGGCTCGAGCAAACTCTTTAGCATCCTTAGACGCAGCACGCTGAGTTGAACGAGGGATACCGGAGGAACTTTTAGAACTTCGTTTTCCCCATTTCATACCCGGAATGCCATAGTGTGCTAGAAAGTCATCTACTTCATCCATGGCTACCGCCTTTCCGAAGGCGTATATGTTGGTGTGGGTGTTTCGTTAAGCACGAACTGCCCCTGCTTCTTATCCAAAGTCGCAAACACGTCAGTCATTCGAGCATTCAACAAAGCGCCCCTACCAGCCATCTCAACAAATTGCTTACCAGTCATGATAGTTTGAATATGATCATGCGGTAGCTGAGTTCGGACTAAAACATCCTCGCCCTTTTTCATTGATGTAGTAAGTACGTTTGTCAAGTGCTTCTGATCGTGAGCGGTTTGCTCGCTCTTGACCCGAGCTTTGTACTCTTTACGACTTTCGGTGTGCTTGCTTTTCTTACGACCCCACTTCATTCCGGGAACACCGTAATGCACCAAAAATGATTCAACGTCGCTAGGCATTAGTTACCTCGAGCCATCTTTCGAGCTGAAACTTCAGCCGCAATCAGGCCACCAGGAGCGCCACCAAGCATACCGATCGCCAAAGACTTACCCTTGCTGTATCCTGCAGCTTTAGACAGATCGTATCCGACTTTAGCGCTGATCCCAGGGGTACCAAAAATAGCAGCAACGGCTGTCTTACCCTTCTGGTGTTGACCCTTACCCCAAAGGTTCTGACCGGTCTGCTTATAGATAGCCTTTTTAATAGCCTTCTTTTCGGTCTTAAAGGAAGCTTTCGACTTGTGCTTCCCCCACTTCATACCGGGCACACCATGATGTTCCAGGAAATTATCCACTGCATCAGACATGTTAACCTCCAACTCTCGTTGTTATGTTGTTGAATTTATCTCAAATCCAGCTGCATCTCGGTTAGCCCGCCCCAAACATCATTAGACGATGAGATTTGCTTTCCAGCCTTGAACCCCATCTTCTCGTAAATATGACGAGCATCAGGAGATGAACCAGGAACTTCGAGAGTCACTTTCTTGAGGTTTTGTTGTTTTGCCACATTAACTGCAGCTTTCATCGCACCGGTAGCATAACCGTTGCCGCGATAATTCTTATTGACCTCGACCCACACAACATTCATTTCATCAGGATTCTTTTTGTAGAGAAACATTTCACCTACTGTTTTTCCATCACTGGATTTAAGCTTGAAGGAATGACTGTTGTTGATTCGATTTGTTGTTTTAGCACTGATTCGACTTATGGCTCGAGCCATAGCTGGAGTTCGTTCACCATCAAGAACTAGAGTGTCGCCGTTTTTAAGATTGACTGAATGCGATTCAGTCCGGTCTTTAACTTTAGGTCTAGGCGATTTGGGTTCAGCTTTACGCTTACCCCACTTCATACCCACGATGCCATAGTGAGCGAGGAAATCGTCGACTTGCTCGCCCACTACGACACCGCCTTAAGGATTGGGATGTTTTCCAAGAAATTTACGTTCGATCTCTTTTGGGTCACCATCGGTGATAACCGAAAAGTCCCTGAGTTCACCCGTTTGGATGTTAACTGAGAAAAACGGATCTTGTCCGCCCTCAAGAGGATCGCTGCTGAATACCTGAAACAGGTAGACTCCTCGATACTCGATCGGTTTCTCAATGCGAGACCCAGGAAAAGCGTCAGTTACAATTCTTACTGCATCAATTTCACTTAGCATTAGTCATCCACCGCATTAGGTAATCGACGTTCAAATCAACATTATCCAATCGTGTGAAACCCGAAGCTTTAACACTAGGCATCGCCTTAAGGAATTCTTCTGCCGCTTCAAACTTCTTTCCGGTCTGTCCATCAAAAATAACCGGCTTGCCCTTA